GCAAGCATATTGCATTAATGTCCGACTGTATCAGCGAGTATATAGCGCAACAAGCCCCGACCGGCGCGGTTTGGGTGAAGGCGAGTGAGCGGTTGCCGGAAAAAGATGGCTACTATTGTTTCAAGGCAAATGGCGGTTACATGGGTGCTTACTTGCGAACTGCATCAAATGGCAGCAGGTGGTGGTGTGATTCCGCTGGTGGCACCATAAGGAATTGGAAGAACTGTGAATGGCTCGACGTAATAAAAATTAATCCAAAAATATGAGTATAACCGAAACTAACAAGAAAATTATTCAATTGATGGGCGATGGCAACACCGATAAAGAGATTGCCGATAAATTAAATATTCCAGTAAAGACCATAAAAAATAAAGTTGCAGCAATGTTAAAGAAGCATGAATGCCGTAACCGTACACAACTGGTCCTTAAGGTGGTTTTGTTCAATATCGGTAGCTTCACCAGTAAAACACAGTAATTTGTCAAAAAACATTATATTGGTCGGCGGTCCTGAAGACGGCCGGCAGTTATCCGTGCCTCATGATCAGAGGATCTATACAATTGTACAACCTATCAAAACTGATGGATTCAAAATATTATTAACCAGCACCCAACAGGGTGAATATCAGCAGACCGGGGAGTACTCCGGAGCAATGGAGATATTTACCTGGAAAGGGTGAAAATGAGAAATATGACCGACAATCTCAAACCATACGACCCGCGACCTGAATGGATGCAGCAGTACCATAAGGAAACCACAGGCGGTGCTAACCGGTTCAAAGAATGGGCAAAGCAAAGCCTTAATATCGATATTGATGATCAATTACAGTATGATCAGGGCATAGGCAAGGCCGATATGGCCAGTCAGGTATTGCAGGCCATCACCATGCAGATGCCTTTTATCCTCCACAACGGCCCGCAAAGATTCTGCATAATCATCCCGAAAATTCAAATAATCGCTACCTACACACGCAACGGCAACACTACCGAAATACTCGACGCTAAACAGTTTCAAAACCGGGTAAAGATGCTGTATGTTATCTATCCGCAATTCTCTCCTGCCTCATTGAAACTCATTCAATCAGCACTTGAACTTGCTATACAACAATGGAAAGTTCCTTCCAAAAAAATGAACATGGGTAATAAGACCCAACTATAACAGGAAAAACAGGGTATAAAGACTATCTATAAGTATCTGACATTTCATAGATATTTACTATCCGTAGGGCAATAACAGCTCTACGGATTTTTTGTTTATGGCAGCCCCTACCGGTAACAAATATGCATTAGGAAATACAGGAGGAAGGCCGGCGCACTACGACACGCCGGAAGAACTACGGGATTCCACTCTCGCTTTTTTCGATCACTGCATTGAACATAATATCAAGGCTACTATAACGGGCCTTGCGCTTTATTTGGGGTTCTCTTCTCGTTCATCTTTTGACGATTATGAAGAAAGATCGGAAGAGTTTTCGTACATAATTAAACGCGCAAAGCTTGCTGTAGAAAACAGTTACGAGCTCAGTGGACAGACAATTGACATTTTCGCATTGAAAAATATGGGATGGAAGGATAAGAGCGAGTTGGAGCATTTAAGCCCAGTACCCGTTACCTGGAATGAGGAAAAGACCTATCAAACGAAGGCAGGTGAATGAAGCTAACGTTCAAACAGACTACGGCCCTAGATTATTTAGAGGATAAGATCACAGAGGAGGTATTGTTTGGGGGTAGCGCAGGGCCAGGCAAATCAGCGCTGGGGTGTTATTGGCAGTTAAAGAACAGGTTAAAATATCCGGGCAGTAGAGGGTTTATAGGTCGAGACGTTTTCAAGACACTGAAGGATACAACGTTAAAAACGCTCTTTGAGATAGCAAGCAAGCAGGGGTTAAAAAGAGGTAAGCACTATGATTTAACGGGGGCTCATGATAAAGAAAATCCAAACTGCGTAATGTTTGATAATAGCAGTTTGATTTATCTGCGTGACCTAAAAGAATCGCCGGGCGATCCTGATTTCGACGAATTGGGATCACTGGAAATAACGGATTGCTTCATTGACGAGTGCAGCCAGATCGTACAGAAGGCAAAGGATATACTAAGAACACGTCTACGATTTAAACTGTTAGACTTTGACCTTATCCCTAAAGCTCTTTATGCGACGAATCCGAATAAGGGGTGGAGTTACTATGAGTTTTATAAACCATCAAAGGATGGGTTATTAAGACCTGACAGACAGTTTGTGAAATCACTGGCAACTGATAACCCTTATATCTCACCTGCTTACCTGGACAGCTTACGAAAGCTGCCAGAAGGACCAACTAAGCAGCGGTTATATTTTGGGAATTGGGAGTACAGCGATGATCCGGCAGCGCTGATCCTGTATGAAAAAATACTGGATTGTTTCACGAACGATTTTGATAGCCTACGAGGTAAGAGATATATAACCGTTGATGTAGCCAGGTTCGGAAGCGATAAGACAGTTATTGCGGTGTGGGATGGATTCAGAGTGAAACTTTTCATGTTTAAAGGACTATCAGTAACCGAAGTAGCAGAAAAGGTGCAATACTATCAGCAATTATATAATGTACCTAACAGAAATACTATAGTAGATGAGGACGGTGTAGGCGGTGGCGTGGTTGATATATTAAAATGCAATGGCTTTGTAAATAACAGTAGGCCGTTGCCCAACCCGATAAAGCCACAGAAGGATGAAAAAGGTAATGTAAAACCCGAGAACTATGACAATCTGAAAAGCCAGTGCAGTTACAGAATGGCAGATAGGGTAAATAGTTCAGGAATATATATAGAAGATGCGGAACCGCATACAAAAGAAGCAGTAGTAGAGGAAATGGAACAGGTGAAACAAAAGGATGTGGACAGTGAAGGGAAGAAGGCTGTAATGCCGAAAGACCTGGTTAAAGAGGCATTAGGCCGGTCACCCGACTACTGGGATGCTATCATGATGCGGGAGTGGTTCGAATTAAAACCAATTATAAAAGCAGGTGCTATAATGTTATAAATGTCAAAAGTAACTATCACTAAAAAGAAGGATGGAACGGTAGTATATAGCACCGGTGGCGGGTTCATGGGTGGTTTACTCAATACGATACGCAGCGGATTTAATAGATTAATGAGGGGCAAGTCAGGCGGGCTCACATCGTGGTTAGGTAAGCGGGAGGTGATACCAGAGTTTGACCAAACTAAGGCCATTGATGAAGGATTCAATGCGAGTACCTGGATTTACGCCATTATCGCAAAGAACGCAAGAAAGTTCGCCTCAGTACCCAGGTATCTGTACGATGAAAAGGCATTGATGCAGGAGAAAGGGGCAAAATTTAAACTGAGAACAAAAGCACTTAATACAGCGCAGCTCTTTGACAGCGATTTAAATACGCTACTGAACCACCCGAATGAATACCAGGGCCGCGCACAGTTTATGGCGTTGCTGTATGCATTCTATCTGTCTACAGGGGAGGCTTTCATATGGCTAAACAGGGGAAATGTAAAAGAGCGATACGATAGCACAACCGGCCAATTGATACCACGAAGCGATAAAGAGATGGATGCAATGCCGGTATTAGAGATGTACGTTTTGCCTTCAAATTACATGAAGGTATATACTGATACAGACAACGTATTCGGCATAACCGGTTATTGCCTGGAAGTAGCAGGGGTAAAAATAGAGATTCGAAAAGGCGATATTATCCACTGGCGTGATCTTAATCTAAAATTCGACCCTACTTCCGGCGCCCATCTTCGGGGCATGACCCGGTTCACGCCTGGTAATAAAACCGTTCAGGAGAATAAGGATATCGTTAAGAGCAGTGTTAGGATGTACCAGAACGATGGCGCTAAAGGTATCCTGTTTGCACCGGAGGTCGGTGTTGATTCATTGACGCCACAGCAAGAAAGCGATATCAGGACGGTAGTCAATGCTAAGATCAACGAGAATGATATTAAAGGGGCCGTAGCACTTCTGATGGGCTATAAATGGGAGTATATAGACCTCGCCGTAAATGCAGTAGATCTAAGCCTTATAGAAGGCAGAACGAAAAACCAACAGGAGTTATGCGCATTGTGGGATACGCCACATCTGTTGTTCATACCTACTGAGGCAACGCTTGCTAACCTGGAAAGCGCTAAACGCAACTGGGTTAATGATGTGATCATACCTGGATCAAAAGAGCTGGATGACTTATTAAATCTGCGATTGTTGCCGGCCTTTAATCTGGTAGGGAAAGCGAAGATATTAAGCGATTTCACCGAGCTGCCGGAGCTGCAGGAGGATATGAACAAGCTGGTTGATACCCTACTGAAAGCGTACTGGGTAACGCCGAATCAGAAGCTAGTAGCGCAAGGATATGAGGCTTATGCTGATCCATTGTTTGATGAGCCTTGGATACCAACAGGCATGCAGCCGATCAGTCAGGTAGCAGAAGCAATGCAGGGTGATGGTTATGCTGAACAGTTAGCGGCTTTGCAACAAAGAGGTATTAAGTCATGATTGAAAGGCTGAAGCAAATAATAGCGAGGCAACTACCAACCGATTACCTATGCGCAAGGATGAAAAAGAATGTGGAGGCGGCAAGGGATGAAAGGTTGCAAAAGTGGTTGAAGCAATTGCAAGGGAAAACACCGGATGAAATCGAATTAAAAATAAAAGAATGGGAAAGTAAATGAACCAGGCTCAACGCAAAGAATATAGCACAAAGTTCGCCGCTCAGTCCGAACGGATCGAGCGGAAGTTCATGGGCACCGTATTCGACGCATTAGAATGGCAGGTAAACCAGGCATTGCCGATCATAAAAGCCAGAGGCCCGGAAATGGCAAAAGGCCAGATTGATATGCAGGTGTTCAATGAGAAAATAGAACCAGTTCTTACCGATCTGCATATAGTAGCGGGGTTATTCTTTGCAAATAAGGGTCTACGTGAAATAAATAAGGCCGTGAGACTGCGGACAAAAGCCGCCTCATTCGGTTTCAATGATGAATGGGCTAATGATATAATCGCCTATTTCAAGTTGCACCTGCTCGATAAGGCTGTCTGGCCAGTATCGCAAACAACCAGAGATCAAATATTATCAGTACTTGAGCAGGGCCAGCGTGAAGGGTGGGGATATGAGCGGATTGCAGCCGAGTTACAGGACCCGGAATTGCTACTGTGGCGAGCCCGAATGATAGTAAGAACTGAAACGCTGAAAGCATCCGATATAGGCCGGAAGCTGGCCGCCGATAAAAGCGAATACGAAACCGGCAAAGAATGGATTGCAGCCAACGATCACCGTACCAGGCATAGCCACCGGGCTGTAGATGGCGAGATAGTGGCGCAAGATGCAAAGTTTGCAGTATCGATATATGCGAAAGGGTTACCGGTAGGTGTAGATATGATGACAGGACCAGGCGACCCAACAGCGAGCCTGGGTAATGTGATCAATTGCAGATGTACGGCGGCCATGGTGCCGCTAAGGGATGAAAACGGAAAACTTATACCTAAACAACAATTAGTAACAGCATAAACATTGTGACATGCATATTAAGTCGATGAAAATATCTAAAGATGGGTTGACCATAAAAGATATTGACTTTCAAAAACGTACAGCCGTAATAGCGCAAGCAACATACGGATCAGAAGATCGCGAAGGCGACATGGCACATAAGGGCATGTTTACAAAAAGCTGGAACGATAGCCGTTCCGACATACGTCTGTTTAAAAATCACAATAAATACAGTGGCCCAGGGAGAGTGGATGATTTTTGGGAAGATGATCAACATGCATATATAAAAGCATACATGGGCACACATACTGAAGGTGAAGATACCCTCAGACAATTGGATGAAAAAATTATTGTCGCAAGTTCCTTTGGGTTCAATCCGGTAAGAGCGCCAAAAATAGCCGGGAAAAAGGGGTACGATTTAAAAGAAGTGCAATGGCTGGAAACGTCTGTGCTTACTCATTGGGGGGCGCACAAAGATTCAGGCGTGGTAAGCGTCATGAAGCATTTTGATTTCGACACCAAAGACCTGAGCGACATTGAAAAGAATTTCCTGCGTACACTCATCGACAACCGTAACGAGGCACTTCGAATGTCCATTGAAATGAACGGGTCAGTGCAGGAAGGATCAGATATGTGGAGTTATATTAACGAGTTAATTGCTGATCAATCCTACAACATAGCATGGCTTAAACGCAGGCTTGAATATGGCGTAAAGGAAGTCGCCGACTTACGTGCGGGCATAAAAGCTATGGAAAAATTCATCCATAATACAAGAGCTTCAGATGAAAGCATTATACAAGTAACAAAAGAGCTTGAAAATACGAAACAACTATTATCACAAATTGAATTAGTGGCCACCTCTGCGCCGGAGCAATCCACCCAGACGCCGGCCGCCAGCAAGGCGGATAATGAGTTTCTGAGGCAACTCAATTATTCATTATTAAAATTAAACACGTTATGAAACGTAATGTAATGTCCCTGCTGGCGGTAACAGCCGCAATGGGATTACCTAAGATCACCACACGGCGCATGCCCGGAGCTAACCGGTTCGGTTATGCAGCCTATAAAACCGATGGCGAAAAATCGGCCGAACTGGAAGCGCTGGAAAAACTCAACGCAGCTACCGAAACCAGGTACAAAGAGGTAAAAGAAAACCTCGAATTGCGCACAAAAGAAGTGCAGGAACTGCAGGCATTCCAAAAAGATGCTGATGTAAAAATTAAGGCATACGAAGCCGCGGTTGGCGAACTGAACACCATCCTGGGCGATAAAGGTGCCACCCTGAAACAGATACAGGATGAAGTAATGGAGCTGAAGGCAAAAGCCGGCGCCTTGAAGGTAGTTACACCAGAAAACAAGATGGGTGTAAAAGAATTATTCCTGAAGGAATTTGAATCTCATGCGGAGAATGCTATCAAGGAATTTCGCGCCGATCTTCATAATAACGTCAATACCGCCCTGCCTTTCATGAAGACCAAAGCGGTGGGCACCATGACCATTGCCAGCAATATCACCGGCGCATCAATCTCTGCTATTCCTACATGGGATAATCAGTTTGCGGTACGCGGCCGTCAGCTGGTGCACTTCCGTGACCTGGTACGCACCATCGATACCACTACCGGCCTGTATATCTTCTTAAGACAGAATATTCCTGCCGGTGAAGGTTCAGTATCCGCCACTACTCAGCCGGGCGCCACTAAGACCAAGCGCGATTACGATAACACAATGATTACCGTAACTAGCAAGTACCGCGCTGGTACCGTGGATGTGGCAAGCGAAATGATCCAGGATATTCCCGGTTTATCTCAGTACATCACTGAAGAATTGACTGAAGATTATCTGCGTACGGAATCATTTGATTTCTTCAGCTCGCTGATTGCCGCTGCTACTGGTTCGTCTGCGGTTCCTGCAGGCGTAACAGTGCCTGCCGAAAGAATACCGCACTATATCGCCAATCTGGAAAGCAACGACTATTCGCCCGATACCATCGTGGTACGTCCGCGTGTTTGGGCCAACCTGCTGAATACTAAGCCTGCTGATTACAGCACACCGGGCGGTTATGTGGTATTGCCTGATGGTACTATCCTGTTTGCCGGTCTGCGTTTGGTAAAATGCTCCAGCAATGCCCTTGATGATAGCAGGGTATTAATCGGTGATTTCCGCAAAGCCCTGATCACTCAAAAATCAGGCGAAGGCTTTAATGTGCGGATGTTCAATACGCATGATCAGGCGGTTTACGCCAACCTGATCACCTTCCGCGGTGAGGCACGTGCAGAGGTTGCTATCCTGCGCCCTGACGCATTCTTAGTAGGTGGGGTGTAAGTAATATACTCTTTGAATTATGGGGGCGGTAAAACGCCGCTCCCTTTTTATATCGCTATGTGGGATTTATTTGATAGAATAGTTTGTTTGACGGCTGACCCTTTCGAATGGGCAAAGGCCGAAGCCGAGTGTATTCGTATTGGGTTATCCGGTGTTCAAAAGTTTGAAGCTATACCGGATATCGGTCCGCATCAATCTTTCAACCGGTCGACACGGCAGATCCTTATCGAGTTCTTTGAAAGCTCAAACGAGCGATTGTTGTTCATGGAAGATGATTGCGTGTTTAATAACTATTCGCATGTTGATCAGGCCCTGAACGAATTACCAGCCGATTGGGATATAGTTTATTTCGGCTGTAATATCCAAGACGAAACACCTGTGAAGACCACGGATAGGTTATACCGAATACAGGGGGCGTTTACTACTCATTGTATCGGATATAATAAAAAGTGCATTCCATTCATCCTTGAAAACCAACCGGGGTTTAGTGAGCAGATGTATGATTGTTGGCTTTCCGCTAATCTATGCAGGCTCAACGCCTATGTTATCAATCCTATGGTAGCATGGCAACGACCCCGGCATAGTAAGATATGGGGGCATTCTGTGGATTATACGGAGCACTTTAAAACGTCGCAAAAGAAACTTGCATGATGACATTCTTAAAAATATTCTTTGGTTGCAGAGGCACATGGTTTTGGGCGTGCCGGAAGATGCAGCAAGGCATGTGTGTTTACCGGTTGCGTGATTCGGGTATTGTTTCTTTTACTTATGACAAAGGGCGGAGGAAAATAAACGCTATGATAGACTGGGAAGGGTCAGAGTCAGAACACGAGTGGGGTATAAGTATGGAAGATGTTTTTGCCACTGATTTTATGCTTTGGCATGAGCGAACAAATTACGCCGAATTACACCGACAATCTCAAATGAAGTGTGATTCAAAGTCACTTAAGGCAAGTCAGATAAAAAGGCATTTAAAACCAGTAAACCAATGACCCACCTTATCACCTTCACCGACGATAATATGACCATTGCAGCGGACATCTGCGTAGCAAGCGCATTGAAAAACAATGTGCAGGAAACGAAGATATTCGGGCCAAAGGACATTGAAGCCAAATTCAGGAAGGCGAATGCGGCAATATTGGATCAGCCCCGCGGATGCGGGTATTGGTTATGGAAACCTTATTTGATCGATCGGGAATTAAAGAAGATAAAAGATGGGGATGTACTGATCTATTGCGATGCCGGAGTGGAGATCGTCAACAACGTGAATCATGTTATTGACCGGATGGCTGATGATATTTGGCTGTTTGGGAATAAGTTTCAGCATGTTCATTGGTGTAAGGCAGATGTATTTATTCCTATCCTAAGTAACCAATATTATAATGCACCCAATAGACAAGCGCAGGCCAGTGTAATTGTAATTCGAAATTCGGAAAGCGCAAGGGTTTTTATTAAAAGGTGGCTTGATTGGTGTGTTATTCCCGGAATGATTGATGATAGCTCAAGTAAGACATTCAACCACCCAGAGTTTCAAGAGCACCGTCATGACCAGGCCATTTTAACCTGCTTTGCAATCCGTGAAAACATTCCCTTACACTGGTGGCCTGCCATGTACAACGCCGGGCACTTTACCTATGAGAAAACCGATTATAATGACGTCTACCCGGTATTGTTCCATCACCACCGCATGAGGAACAATGATTTCAGCGCGACTGATGACCTTAACCGATACATGCAGAAATATTTCAAATCAAAATATTCAATAGCAGCGTGACCGAAACAAAACAACATATCAGCCTCGACCCAGAATCACTAAGAACCTGGCAGGGTGATGCCCTGGAGCATATCCGGTACGAATATGACCTGAAGCCAGACAGCATTGTGATTGACCTGGGCGCATATAGAGGCGAATGGGCGACTGAGATACATAAACAGCACGGTTGCATGGTTGTGGTAGTTGAACCAACAGAATACATCAATGATTTCCGGCATGGCCCTATCGTTAATAAAGCGGCCGGTACCCATGAAGGCAAAATGCCGTTTGGTGGTCGCGCTTATTATACCAGCACGTTCGAGCCGGGTGATCACGAATATGAATGCTTTGACGTAAACAAGTTGCTTGAGCAGTATGAGGCGATTGACCTATTGAAGATCAACATCGAGGGTGCAGAGTATGACGTTCTAAACCACATCATCGGTGCCGGCTTGCACAACCAGATCAAAAATATTCAGGTGCAATTCCATCAAATTGCCGGTGTCCCATTCGAGTTGTGGTATGATGAAATTGCTGATAAACTGAAAAAAACACATTCATTAACCTGGCAGTATCCGTATTGCTGGGAGAATTGGAAAATAAATACTCCCCATGCTTGAATTCCTGAATAAATACGCCTCCAACATCACCTATTCGCAGAATGGCGAAGAAGGTATTTTAATAGAATGTCTATCCCGGCTGAAGATTAAAACCGGCCATGCCGTGGAGATCGGCGCCAATAACGGCATCTGGTGCAGCAACACTGCATTACTGCTTAAAGACGGGTGGACCGGCAAGATGGTCGAATCGGAGTTCCAGTTATGGAAACAGTGTGAAGAAAACTGGAAGCCTTACCCTAACGCGAAATGCCAATGCAGTCATGTTGATAAGTACAATATCAATGCTTTTGTTGATGGCAAATGCGACGTATTAAGTATAGATACCGACGGCCAGGATTATGAGATATTCAAAGCGCTGAAGGCAAAGCCGAAGATTGTCATTGTTGAGATTGATAGCAGTATCCCGCCTGACCAAACAGGTTATAATTTTGAGGGTGGCGCTGGTTATCGGGTAATGGTTGAGCTGGGCATCGAGAAAGGTTACTTCCTGCTTTGTCATACCGGTAACCTTGTTTTCATGGATAAGCAGTATAAAAAGCTATTCCCGGAGATCAAAGGCGATGGGCTAAAGAACGCAGAACAATATTTTAAAACCGATTGGCTGAAAGCTGCATGATGGTAATAGATAATCAATATGGTTTCGGTCAGGAAGTATACCTGAAAACTGATGTAGATCAGAGGGTAAGAATTATTACCGGTATGTTACTTAAACCAAACGGGTTAATAAGCTATGAATTATCATGTGGTACAGATACACGCTGGCATTACGATTTTGAAATAAGCACAGAAAAAAATGTGCTAATGACAACTACAAATGGGTAGAAACATCGTCACATATCATCAATTGGGCAGGTACGGGCGGTTCGCAAACCAGCTATATCAGATAGCTGGTACGATCGGCATTGCACGCAAGAACGGATTTGACTTTGCATTTCCGGAGTGGAAGAACTACGACCATGCGGACCGGTTCGGCAGCCAAGAAGATATTGACCTACAGAAGTATTTCGAAAATCAATTGCCTATTTATAATGGGCCTCAATTGCCTGATAAGTTCGTTCATTGGGGGTATCATGATATTAAGTTGACGAGTAGTTGCAGCCTATCAGGGCACTTACAGTCATTGAAATATTTCGAGCACTGCCTTGATGAAGTAAGATGGTATTTCAGGATGAAAGATGAGTATCCGCAAAATGATTATTGCGCTATTCATGTGAGGCTGGGTGATTACGATAACGCATATCACCCGAGATTGGATATGAGTTATTATGAGCCGGCAATGGAGAGAATGCCAGCTGGTACAAATTTCCGGGTATACAGTGATGATATTAAAAAAGCTATGGAAATGTTTCCGGCTGAAGTTAGTGGCAAAAAGATTCAATTCGTTACAAAGTCTGACGGATATATTGATGAATTCAAATCAATGAAATCATGCCGCCACTTTATCATCGGCAATAGTAGTTATAGCGCAATGGCAGCTATTTTAGGCGAGGCTCCTGACAAGAAAGTAATTGCTCCGGCTCCCTGGTTTGGGCCGAAATACACGGACATAACGGGCGATGATATATACTGTCCCGATTGGACGGTGATAAATTATGAAAAGAAGGAGGTAATGGCATGAGGTTACTATGGGTCATACATCTATACCCACCAAAGCACAATTGCGGTAGTGAGCTAATGGCACACCACATCAATAAGTACTTGATCAGTCAGGGGCATGAAGTTCGTGTAATTCTCATGCAGGCAAAAATGCATAATGTGCCAGTGCCGTACTATTATGAAGGCGCAAGAGTACAGGGCGACCCGCTTGATAACCTGGATGCTTACCGGTGGGCAGATGTAATTCTCACTCACTTGGACTATACAAAATGGGCAATCAATATTTCCCGGCTGGTTAAAAGGCCGATAGCCTGTTTTATTCATAGCCATTACACCTATGATCCCAATCCAATACCTGATGCGAAATCAGATGTTCATATCGTATATAATAGTCAGTGGGTGAAAGATACTTTAGACTACAAGTGGCCGAATATGATAATGTACCCGCCTTGTGACGCTGGTTATTACAATGTTTGCCCAGATCCATGGGAGAACAAGGCAATAACCATGATCAGTATCAATGAAAATAAGGGCGGGTATATCCTTTATCGGATTGCGAAGGCAATGCCATACGCGAAGTTCATCGGGGTTTATGGAAGTTATGATGATGGGGGGCTTCAGAACGAAATAGCCAGTAAGATCATGAACGAATGTCCTAATGTTGAGTTGGTGCCGAATAGTCCGGATATATTGAGCGTATATAAACGTACACGCATATTGCTTATGCCATCCCGGTACGAAAGCTGGGGCCGTACCGCAACAGAAGCAATGTGTAATGGTATACCGGTAATCTGCACAGCAACAAAAGGGCTGAAAGAAAATTGCGGTGACGCCGGATTGTATATATCCGACCGCGGCCCATGCAAAGCCGATCAATACGGGAAGATCACCGAACATGATGGCGATACATACGATATTAAGCCGATTGTGAAGCATATTAACAAGCTGGACAATGAAAAATATTACCGGGCAGTTAGTAAAGCGTGTAGAGAACGGGCGACAAAACTGAACCCCGCAAAACAACTTGAGCAACTCGAACAATTCCTTATAAATGCTAAACACTATAAAGGATATAAAGAACAGGCAAGCGGAGTCCATTACTGAGCCGGTAACCCTGGCAGAAGTAAAGGCGTGGCTGATCATTGATACGGTGAATACCGATGATGATGCGCTGCTTACCCTTCTTATAACCCAGGTGCGCCAGGCTATCGAGAAGAAAACGAAACTGTCGCTGGTGAAACGAACTATAGTTGTTACGGCTGACCTGACCAGGGAATTTAAATTGCCGCATGGACCTATAAGGAGCATAGACGAAGTGTTATTCAGAAAAGGGACTAATGGCGACGGCACACCGGATTATGAAACACTGACGATAACTGATTATACCACCGATGGCGAAGACTTTAAAGTAATAAATACTGGCCGCTGTGGTCGCCATAAGATAACGTGCACAGCCGGATTCGGTGTTGATGCCGAAATTGATTACGACAACCAGACAGAAGGCGACCTGAAATTGGGTATCCTGCAGGAGATCGCTTACCGGTATGAACATCGGGGAGATGAAACGAATACCATGAGCGCCGCCGGAAATGAAACAGTGCAGAAGGTGAGCGGTATAAGCGCGGATGCAATGCAATATATTAAACCGTACATAGATCATGCATGGGTGTAAATTTTACGATAGGGAGTCTAAAAAAGATTGTGGTGTTCAAAAAGAACAGTCGTGGATCTCTGGGCGCCGGCAGCAAGGACAATTTTGAAACATTCTTAACCACCCGCTGCAGCCTGGAAAAGAAAAGGTCGGTTAAGCAGGCAGACAGAGGACAGATAGAAATTGCGCAATGGTATAGAATGGTTTGCCGGTTTCAACTCAACCTATTGAACAACCTAAGCAATTCATCTATATGTATAATAAAAGGCGAAACCTATGTGATACATGATTGGGACATGATAAACGAAAGGGAACATCTATATGAGTTCACATTAAGCAAAAGCGTGAAGTAATGGCAGGGATGATTAACATATCGGCGCCTGGGATTGCGGAAGTCATAAAGAATCTTAATTCTTATGGCGCAAAAACACAAGCTCTTATACATTCGGAACTCAAAGCATCCGTGCAAACAATAGTGCGTAATGCGAAACGTGCGGCACCTAAAGATATGGGCGCTCTGGCCAGCGGGATAAATTATAAAGAGGTAAATCAAACATTGTTCGAATATTTCAGCCAGTCAGAGTATAGCGGATGGGATGAATTCGGTACCAGGAGACGCAGGAGAATACCACTTGAAGTTCAGAAGCTGGGCATTCAGTTTAGTACAGAGAAATCTAGCGGAACGGCAGAGCAGGCGTTGAATTTCATTATAGCATGGACAAAACGCAAGGGGATCAGGTTTGAAAGCGCATCTGTTTTTAAAAGCGGGAAGAAAGCGGGCAAAAACAAGCTATTGAGCTTTGAAGAAACGGCTTATTTCATTTTTCATCACATTATGTTGGTCGGGATTAAGCCGCGGCCATTTTTCTTTCCCGCGCTGTTAAATGAAACGCCGCTGCTACAGGCAAGGTTAGAGAAAATTATTAATAACAATAACATATGAACAGGGAGAAGGCTATAAGGATGGGGTTCTATGATGCGATTAAAACCGCATTGTCTTACGATAGCAATACTGTTCATACTTATGATAGTCTGACAACAAATGAGGTTACAAATGAAATGCAATATGTTTTATTGACCCAACAGTCAAGTGTGAATAACTCAGACTTTCGCCGTTTCAGATGGAATTGCATTCAGACAATAGAAATAACCAGCAAGCAGTATAGCTCAGTGAGTAAGGATATTATAGATGATATCAGTGAGCAGATCGAGCAGATTATCATTTATCCTGACAACCAACCTGGGAATGGTGGCATGGTAGCGCAAAGTGGTTGGGAATTCACGGATGTATTGCTCGAATCAACAAATTATATAGAGGTTGAACTATCAACGAACTATTATGAGATAACAAAGGTGTTACAGGTTTCATGTATAGCAACAAAATTAACATAACCAACAAAAGCAAATAAAAATGCCACTTAGCAATTCAACGATCAACGCAAAGGATATGCCTATAGAGCTGTCTTTCGATAGCGGGGTAACATGGAAAGTACTCGTGTGCTTGAAGGATATCAGTATTCCATTACAAACACCTGTAACCGCAGAAGACACTTATTGCGGTAAAAAAGTAGGCGTAGGACTTATTGAGTTCAACCCTTCAGGTAATGCAGTATGTGAAACACGCCCCGACACCGATGAGGTTTCTGCTGACGACCTTATCCAGGTGATGGCCGCAGGTACATCGTTCCTGTTCAGGGTTCAAAATCCAACATCCGGATCAGTTGGTTTTGGCCTTTACCTGTCTGGCAGTTGCAAATGCACCCAGGTGAACGTAACCGGTACCGCAAACGGGTTGGTGACATTTGCATTTACACTTACCGGCGAAGGCATATTGGATACTGTAAAATAATCTGAATGAATACGTCTGGATTATGTTCCATTCATATGAATGGCGAAGATGTGACATTATTATTTGCTATGCCCGCCTGCGAATACTTCCAGGCGAAGATTGCAGAGGGCAGTATTTTGGTTGATGATGAAGGCAATACAGTTGGCAATAGCAGCCTCGCCTTCTTATTGAATGCAGGCTATTGGAACAATTGTATTGCCAACGGGAGAGCTCCTAAATTAAAGATCAGCGACTTTTTAGCATGGGTAGAAGAAAATGAAGATGATGAAACAGTGCAGAAACAATTGCTATCGGTTGCGGAGGCTTTTAGAGACAGCCAAAGTGTAGAGCGGTTTAAAAAGAAGGCAGAAAAAAAGACAGAGGACCTAAAAAAAAAGATAGCAGAATTGAATGGGCTGAAATCGAATCTTTCTGCTATGGAGAACTTGGATTCAACCCCGACCAGTACCGAAGATTAACGTACCGGGAATATCTATTGGCTGCTGATGGGTATACCCGAAATGAACGTAGCGAGAATGAGCGATTACGAATGCTGACGTTTACCATAGCTAAACCGTACCTCAAAGATCAGGACATGACCGCATATGATTTCTGGCCACTGGATGGAGATCCTACACCAGAAGAAATTCAGAAAGAGCAACAGGAACGCTTGGAGCGTGAGACGGAAAACGCCAGGGAATTTAGAGAACGAATTTTAAACAAACACAGAGCAAAAAAGAATGCCGGGATTTAGTGTAAATATTGGAGCAGATACGGCGCAGTTGGCCGCTGGGCTTTCGAAGGCGCAGGCGGATATCCTACAATTCACCAACGCAATAGTTATTAATTCTGATACAGCAGCCAGTGCGTTAGGTAAAATACCTGCAGCATTACGCCCTATTAACCCGGCTCAAATGCAATCGCTTCGGGATGCAGTACAGAGAATGAAGCAGGATATTGCGAGCTTGCCTAAGAATGTCCCTGATCCATTCAATAATGTACAAAAAGGCGCTAATCAGGCTGCTGCTGCCCTTACGAATGTGGGCCGCGTTGCACAGGATTTGCCCTTCGGTTTTGTCGGTATTCAGAATAACCTTAACCCTTTATTGGAATCATTCCAACGGTTAAAAACCGAAACCGGATCATCGAGCGCAGCATTTAAGGCCCTCGGCAGCTCGTTATTAGGCGCTGGTGGTGTTGGCCTGGCATTATCTGTTGTAACAGCCGGAATTTTAATATTTCAAAATGGGATTGCAGGGTTTAATAGCAAAACAAAAGAAGCTAAAAAGGAAGCAGACGAATTTAGTAAGCTACTGCAAAATGTTAGTGAAGATGTAGGTAAATCCGCATCAAGAATAACGACATTATTCAATGCGTTAAACAGCAATTCATTAAATACATCTCAACGTAAAAGAGCGTTAGAAGAACTGAAGCAACAAAATCAGGAATTCTTTGGGGCGCTCACAGAAGAAAAAGGATTGATTAATGGATTGCAGGCGGCATACGATGGCTATCTGGAAAGAATAAAAGCCATTGCAACGGCAAAGGCGATAGAATCACAGTTAACTAAGCTGTTTGATAAAAAGTTAGAACTCGAATTGAATATCGACCCAAAATTCAATGCTGCGATTAGTCCAGAAAACCAACGTTTAATTGGCGCTTTACAAAAACAGCTTGATAAATTAGGGGGGCGTGTTGATGTGAATGCGGATCAGGATCTGAGTAAAATAAACGACAACCTTAAAAAGCGATTAGAATTACAAACTAGGATAAACAATCTTAAATCAGCCAATATCGTCGATCTTTCTGGCTCTAAGGAACAGATTGAAGACCTTGAGCGGCGAATAAAAGGTCTTACTGAGTTACAAAAGACAACCGGAAATTTTGATATTGGCGGCGACAAAACAAAAGCCGCAAACGATGGCCTTGATAAGCAACTTAGCCTACTCGAAAAGATTCGCGATGCCCAAAAGGAGTTTACAGGCAAGATGTTTGATCTAAAAGAAATTGATGAAGCTACCGACAAACTTGCCAAACTTGAACAACAAGTAGGCGATCTTAAACTGCAGATAGCTGTTAGGGATGCTAAGAAAGCAGGTTTGCCATCAGCAGAGATCGAAAAACTAAAAGAGGCTATCAAACAGGATACGCAGAAGCGATTAAATGAGGCGTTTGAGAAGGAGGCGTTGTTGCTTGAGTTTTCTACGAAATTGAAATTTAGTCCTGTTAATCGAGTTGAGATACCGGCAAATATTGATGACAAAATATCTAAGGCAACCGGATTCGATAAGAAAATACCTGTAATAACTATACAGGAAGCAAGAATTAAAATACTTGGATTTAAGAAGGGGAATTTTATAAATGAAGTGGAGAAACTTAATGAGGAACTTAAAAAACAAATAAGAGGTATTTTCGAAGGTGGCTTATCTGATGTATTTGCTGGCCTAGGCGAAGGATTTGGGGAAGCTATTGCCTCGTCTGATTTTGGAGATAGTCTGAAAAAGGCTGCAATTAATATTTTAGGAACAGTAGGAAGCGTAATGCAGCAACTAGGTAGGGCTTTAATTGCCGCTGCAATCAAAATAAAATTATTAAAAGAGACTTTTGAGAAATGGGCTATTGCTAACCCGGCGCTTGCAATCGTGGCCGGCATTGGCCTTGTTGCGGCTGGTGCTGCGCTTAAGAACATAAAATTTGATGGTCCCAAATTCGCCACTGGCGGCATCGTTACCGGCCCCCTTATAGGCCAAATTGGCGAGATGCACCGACCTGAGGTAATTATGCCACTCGACCGTTTGCCGCAAATGCTGCGCTCAATAGGAGCCGGTAGCGGCAACGACATGCAATTCATTCCCATCATCAACAACGAAGGTTTATATCTCGCAGTTCAAAGAGGCGCAAGGAGGGTCGGACGTAAGTTCTAATGTCGTACTACCTGCACCATACCGTCGAATTCTTTAATTGTCTTAATGAAAAGCTACTGATTGAGCTTTACAAAAAGGATGTTGTGCCGGACGACGTAACGACATTACTGGCAAACTCTTTTTCCGTTCAATATCCAACAGGCGAGGGCGATAAGTTTGACCCTATACTCACCAAAGAGGCAAAGCTTGTATTGTACCTGGAAGAAACAGACCCGCAAGAATTCGATGATTTCATCGTAACATTCTCAGATGAATGGAAGATTATCGCCTATGATGATGGGCAAATAATCTTTGTTGGCTTTCTTACACCTGGTGAGGGCCGGGCAGAGTTTCAAGATAAGCCATATGAAGTAACATTGTCAGCAATTGATGGGCTTGGTTTACTGAAAGGCATACCACTCACTAAAGACAATGGCGATAAGTTTACTAACGTCAACCTGATCATTGATTATATTCTTGCTATCTTAAATAAAACGGGTCTAGGATTAAACCTGCGGCTGTTCAGCAACATTGTTGAAGAAAGTATGCAGGACCGGACGCAGAATAACCAAGCCGATACGTTCAACCAAACCGGTTTACATAGTCGAACTTTTCTTAAGAACGCGACCGAGTTTTATGATTGCTATACCTGCCTGGAACGCTTAATGGCAGAATATTTCTGCGTTTATCAATGGAATGGCAAATGGGTGATTCTGCGCATTGGGGAGTTACAGGAGAATGTAGGGGCTAAAATATGGTATACGGATTACGATATTACCGGCGCAATTGTAGGCGTTAATCAGAGTTTAGATGATCCAGCGGCAATAGGACGGGATAAGTTAATACACCCGGTTGAAGTAGGGCAGTTTATAGGTTCTAACTATGCGGTAAAATCAAGCCGGTATACCTACAATTATTCATCATGGCCTGAGATACCTACAAACAATAAGTTTGAGCGCGGAACTTTATTTGATTCAGGGAATATTGATCCGACTACTACATACAAGAAATTTACAATTGACGACTGGCTGTATGGTATTACAAATCCTTCCGTAGGATCTACCCAGCCACCTAACGGAATGTTGCCTACTACTGATTTGGCATATAGGAAATCGACTTACAACCTTTACGGGGTTGAAACATTACGGGAGATAGTTTTAGAGCGTAATGGAGGCGTTGCCGGCCATAGGTTTTTAAGATGCGAGGGTATTCCTGTTAATCAATTTGATCGTATAGATATAACTGTTGATTTTAAAACAAGCCAAGGGGGAACCGGGACGAGGCAATATCTTTTCATAATGCTTGAGCAGCTGCCAGGCGCGCCGGGGGCTGGGTACCGACTTGATAACGGGGGATCGGCGCCGCCCGACGGGATTGGCACACTTACATGGGTGCAAACGTCCTCAATGCGGTTTCTGGCTAAATCATATGGCGCTGGTGAAGATGCCAGTGAATATTATTCATTCTTTCTTCAGCCGCCAGCGTTGCCTATAAACGGTATCCTTTATATTATTTTCATGAATTTCGATCCTCCTGTTGGGAGGGTTGTAACATATAAAAACTTTTCCTTCAATTATTATCCAAGCGTGGCGGGCTCTAATGCTCAGGTGAAGGGCGACTACGCTGAAACATCACAGAATGACAGGTATAAGGACGCCATTGACGAAGAAGTGTTTATATCGGATTCGACAAAAAAAGTTCTTCAAGGTGCCTTATACCGCGAAAACCTTACCGACTTAACGACCCCCACATGGCACCGCTACAGCGTAAATGAGCAGCGGCATTTTAAAGAACTAGGTGAGTTAGCCAGATTCAACGCTAACTATCGGCGCATGTGGAAGATCGACGGCCAATTTGATGGGCTGAAGTTTACACCAGCGAATAACGCAACAGTAATAGAGCCACTTTCATTCCACCGGCAATTTTCGTTTCCTGATAGCAGTAAGCTGTCAGGCAGATATTTTGTTTTGGTTCCTCCGTTGACGCTCAATTATAGCGAAGGCAGGGCTGATATGAATTTTATCGAGGTACTTGAAGATGGGTCACAGGATGGGAGTAATACTGGGGATACACATACATCATTACAATATATTTTTGAATGAGTAGTGAATTTGATATACAAGGGCGCAATTGCCTCTTTCAAATGAAAGTTGATAACGATTATATCGATGTGCTGTGCGCGAAAACATTCAGCTTTAACCGTCAATATGAATTGAAGGAAACTACTACCGTGCAGAGTGGATTCGATAAAGAGTACCGGCCCCGAAAAAAGTCATACACGCTTTCGTTCAATGGCGTTGTTCAGGTAAAATCGGCCAATAACGAGCCTACCATAAAATCATTGTTTGATTATGGCGAACAGTTTTTGCCTGTTTCATACCGGTTGATATACGAAGACAATACTAGCAACGTAATGGTTATAAACGGGCAGGCTTACTTAAGTAGCGCTATTTTCAATGCCAATCCTATTAATCTGCTCAATGGAACAACCGAATTAACGGGTAATGGCCCCATTGAAATACTGGATTACATTCCGGCCTATATTAATGTAACCGTATCTGTTACAGGTACCGCAAATGCAAAAACAAGGTTTATTCTTTATAAACTTGATGGGACTGTTGCGTACGATACCTCTACTCTACTGGCATTACTGCCAACAAGTGGCTGGTTAGTGCAGGGCCAATCCGTGGTAATGGTAATACAGGCGGGGCAGTACGCTTATGGCGTAAGCACAACGGATGTACAATCACTTACCAATACATTCGATTTGGATACTACACCTGCGGTTCATATAGCATTCGGGCAAACCGATTTGAATCAAAACAGTTTGCCAACGCTTTACGATTTTCTAACGGATAAAAATGCCGTTTTCGATATTGGAGCGACAGCGCCCCCTCCATCATGCGTAGCTCCTGCAATTGTCGGATCTCCATCATTACCAGATGGCACAGCGCTTTCATCTTATACATATTCATTTGATGTTACCGGATCAACGCCTTTCAATATAACCAATGTTACAAAGCCGTCATGGATGAATATTAGCGTGAGCGGCAACACAATTTCAATTAGCGGATTGATAGGGACAGGAGACACCGGGAATAATATACCTGTTTCATTTGACATTAATAACGCTTGCGGATCGGTAACGTTCTCTGATACATTTGATGTGAATTTGCCCGGGACCCCGCCTGTAGATATTGATTGGAGCTTTACTCGTGGTGGCATTCCATTTGGCACTCTGCGGATATTTGTCAATGCGGCGTTAGTTATTGACACCAATACAACTACTTCCGGTTCGTTTAGTGTGAATGTAGGGGATGTAGTCGAGGCTCAGGTTATAGGGTTGTCAAGCAAAACATTGATCGTTCAGGATAGTACAACAACGCTTTATAATCATTCGGGAACAGGTGTAGAAGATTATTCATTTACAGCAGCATCAGGGGAAAATTATACCATAACAGCAAGTACAACGTAATTACTATGAAAAGGTTATTAATTATAGCATCCGTTTTGATTTTAAGTGCGAAGGCAAGCGCTCAAGGGTTTCCAAACACCGATAGCTTGCGGACGTATAACATTAAATATATAACCAGTAATCCGGCGACTGCATTTACGAATTTAAGATTACACACATTGCTACGTGGAATTATAGACCATATTGATACCGCACGGTCTGGGGGAGGCAGCGCTATTGGGGTGGATACATTATGGGCCTTGAATGATAGCACAATTAGATATCGGAAAAATGGAGCGTTCAAGAATGTTCCTTTGAAAGGCGTTTACGATACCAGGCGAAAAGTAGACACTGCTTATGCATTAAACGATTCAACGATACAGATAAAGATAAACGGCGCAAATAGAAATGTTATCATCCCTGGTCGCCCCCGCGTTGATACACTATACAGAAAATCTGGGCAGGATTCTATTTATTATACAATCAATGGGGTTGAGCATGCAATAAAAGATAGCACGGGCGCCGCCACATCCGGTATCACTGAATTAACCGGCGACGTGACAGCGGGCCCAGGATCAGGCTCGCAGGCGGCTACAATCGCATCCAACGCCGTCACTACAATAAAGATCAACAACGCTGCAGTCACCATCCCAAAACTAAGCGCGACTGGCACTGCTGATAATACAACATTCTTACGAGGGGATGGAGCGTGGGCGACACCGGCAGGTGGCACATTTGACGCAGTGTTAACAACTGATCCCGACCTGCAAACATCACATACGGTCAATCAGCATCAGAAAGATCTATACTTTACGCAAGGGCGATTGAAATCCGATTCAATAATCATTAGAAATACAGAATCGTTTATGTCCACTGGATCAATCCTTGGAGTAGGACATTCTATTGCATACCGTTTTGGCTCTAGCAATTTTGATAGTGCATTTATAGGGCGTATAGCTGCGTATTATCATAAGATATGGGACAACCAGGCTGTAGTAGGTAGTGGAGTAACAAGAGTCGTTGATCAACACAATCGCAACACTGGTCCCGGGGCACATAGAGCTACAATTGTAATGGGTGCACTCAATTCAATCAGGAGTGGGTGGACTAACATAAAGACATATAGGAGAATTGTAAATGCTTACAAGGCAATATTTACAAATCAATTTGCACTGTTACAGGATTCTACCAGCGGGCCGAACGTAACAAAATCAGGTGGTGGCTGGTCAACATACACAGGTAGGGCGGATGCAGAAAAGTTTTATACCACATCATTTACGAATGTTCAGGATGATTCTGCGAGTTATACGTTCACCGGCCCGGCAGTGAGTGTTGTTATGATGGGTACGGATAGCTCAGGCAGCACAATTTACATTGGTTCAAATGTTGAGATTAAAATTGATGGGGTGTCCAAAGGAGTATTTGCAACGAACAATCAAACGGATGGCGTTACTGATCCTGTATCAGGATTCAATGGCCATCGTTCACCCATGGCATTTATTTTCGATGGACTTAAAGACACAGTGCATACTATCACTGTAGTTAATACGGAGAATAAGTACATGTACATTGATTACTTCGCGCCATTAGTCCGTGCACCGCAGGATGCATACCCCCTTGTGATCATGAATGAGCCATATATGGCGTCAGCAGGGTATGCTGGGTTAGGTTCTGATGCGCTAATTGATTCATTTAATCGAGGGATTGATTCAACTGTAGCAGCGTTCCCACACCAATTTCCTGCACGTATAGGGCATACAAATAAGTATTACACTGGCCCTCCTGGTGGCGGCGATGGAATACATCCTGACGAAAACGGGCATAGAGATATTTTCAGAGCGTTGTTAGAAGATATAGAAACCAACGATCCAGGGAAGCTGCTTTATAGCAATAATGATTTTTATCTGTCAGATGGAACAAGGACCCGGAAAATATACGACACCGCTAATTTGCATGACGCCTCCACAACCGAACGTGGTTTAGTTGGAACGACTGCACAAACATTTGCGGGAACGAAAACATTTTTTAATGATATAGTTGTTAATCAGCTTAGAGTAGGGAACGGTACGGGCAACTATGCATCTAATACCTACGTTGGTGGTTCGACTGGCATCAACAATAGTGGCGACAACGGGAATACAGCAATTGGTCAAAGTGCTTTAAATAATAATACTACCGGGTACTTTAATACGATGGTAGGAAGAACAGCGGGGGCCAACATTTTTTCAGGAAATTCAAATACAGCGATTGGACATGCTGCCCTTAACCTGGCGACCGGTAGCAGAAATGTCGCAATTGGTCTTTCGGCAGGCGCCAATCAAACAACTGGCAACGATAAACTATGGATAGCGAATAGTGATCTAAACAATTTAATTTATGGGGATTTTTCGGCTGGAAGACTTATAGTTAATGCGGGTTCATCACCCACTGATAACGGGGTTGGGGCTTTGCAGGTTAGAGGAAAATTAACAGTAGACGCACATACAATTGCCAGCAATTCAGATAGCGCTATAGTATTGGATCGTTCAACGAATGAGTATAAAGTTGCTAAAATAAATGGCACTTCAGTTTCTACTATTTATACAGGCGATGGCACTTTAGCCGGTAATAGAACAGTTACAGGTAGTAATAACAGTATAACCTTTGATGATATTTTTGCGTTTCGGATCAACTCAGACTACAATGTAATAGCGAAGGCCAACGCAACAGGAATATATACCGAAGCTGTTATCGGCGCAGGTAATATTTACGAACTGGGCTACACGCCAACCCCAGGAATATTCAGTAAAGGCGCTGGCTTATTCATTGATTCAAACGAGAATGTTGGGATTGGATCAAATCCTCCCACAACAATGCCCCTGTATGCGACCGGTGCCAGCCTGTTTGTGCAGGGTTTACAATCTAATCACGGCAACTATTATAAAGTATCAAATGTAACTACAGATGTAACCGCCTCCTTGCAGGCGTATTTCTATACTATTGATGCGAGTGGTGGCAATGTGATAATAACGCTTCCCGCAGCATCATCGGCATTCGGAAATACAATGGGTATCACATATAAGTTTCAGCGAACAGACAATAGCGGGAATACAGTGACGATCCAGAGAGCGGGCAGCGATACGATAAACGGCGCTACGTCGTTCACGTTAACAACGCAGTACGGAGTAAAACAATTGCAATGTACCAGCACGAGCACATGGGCTCAGTGGTAAGTTTTCAGATTATTTAACCCGGCCCTAATTTCTAATTAATGAAGCAAGACACTATAAATACTTTCAAGGCAAAGGCGTTTGACTATATCTTCAAAGGACTGGTAGGGTTGATCTGTTTGCAGGTAAAAGAGATACGGGAAGATATCAAAGAGCTTATGAAGACAGTCCCGGCATTGCAGGCAAAGGTTGATATGATGACCGATCAGCGTTTGTTAGACCGGTTTAAACTATTGCAGACGCCACCGGCGAAGGATGAGGAAATTATTACTTATGATTCATTAACGAAAAAGCATTGATATGGCAACCCTAAGCCTTAAAAACGCAAAGCACCCGGCGCCGAAGTGGTTCAGGAAACTGAAAAACTTTGTTCTCGGTATGGCCCTGGTAGCAAATAGTATGATCGGCGGCTATACATTCAAAGACGAACTTACTAAAACCCGCATTCAATTGTGGTCAACTGTGGGCATAGTCGGTGTAATGGAAGCCTTGGAAAAGCTATTGAAAGACGATGGCGAAGATGATGAACCTAAAACCGAAGGACAATGAAATATTATATAACCATAGTGGTAGTATCCCTGCTTGTTACATCATGCATCACTGAAAAAAAGGTGAACAAGTGGCTTGACGAACATAAGACAGCGGCTGCCGGTTATTGCGCTGACAATTATCCCCCGGACACTATAACCAAAACAGTTACACAAAACATTGATAGCACCGGTTATTATGACGCTTACATGAACATGTCATACCTGGCCGATAGCCTATTTTATAAGCTGGACAGCTTAACTCATTCAGCTACGCCGGATAGGCCATACCGG